CATGAATGAGGAGACAGCCTCTGCACCGAACAATGTTGCTAGATAGCCAGCCTTTTGCTCGTCGGTCATTTCCCTGGTTGCTTCGGCTAACACGTCTATGATTCCAGCCATGCTTTTCATTTTTCCACTAGCGTCAAAGAACTCTGAACCTGTTGCGTCCATGAGTTTAGACATTCTCTTTGTGGGACTTGCAAGCCTCAATAAACCCATACGTAAGGCTGTACCAGCACTTGAACCGTCAATACCTGCGTTGGCAAGGATTCCAATTGCAGCCGAGGTTTCCTCAATGGAAAGACCAAGGGTTTTGGCGACAGGAGCGACATATTTGAATGCCTCACCAAGACTAGTTGCGTTGGCTGCCGAGATTGCGGCTGCCTTTGCAAGCACGTCAGCAACATGGCCAGCGTCACTTGCCTCAAGACCGAAACCGTTGATTGCAGCACCGGCAATTGAAGCAGCTTCAGCAAGACCAATTCCACTAGAAGCAGCTAGGTCAAGAACTCCTGCTGTTGCGTTCAGAATTTGGTCAACAGTGAAACCAGCCGAGGCAAGTTCCTCCATTGCCATTGCAACCTCACTAGAACTGAATGCTGTGGAGGCTCCGAGTTCAAGTGCTTGTTTTCGTAATTTATCAAACTCCTCACCCGTGGCTCCTGCAATGGCTTTAACACGGCTCATTTGAGCGTCAAACTTTGCTCCAATTACAACAGCCGTTGTTCCTAGTGCAATTAGTGGAGTTGATACAGCAAGAGCCATTCTCTGACCAGCGTCTCCAATGGAACTACCCACGTCCATTAACGACTTACCTGTTGATTTCATTGTCTTGTCAACGTTTTTCATTTCTTTATCAAAAGCAGATATGTCAGCACCGATTTTGACAATTAATTCAGCCAAAGTTGCCATTCATTTTCCTCCTTTCCTTGTAAATTGATACAAAAAAGAATGGACGACTCCCTTATTGGGAACCGTCCATATTTAAGTCTTTGCCAAACTTTGCAAACAAGTTTTGTAAGTATTCTTCTTTTGCTTTTTTTGATTCAAAGCGTTCAACGACTTTCTGTTCTTCCTCTGTTTCCTCAACGTAATTCAAAGGCTTATACAGATCAGTCGGTTGTATTCGTTTTTTATAGTTGCCTGAACTGTTCATAATGTGAGCGACTGCCCATGAGGTACGTTGATTTTCCATGTCGTCACTTCGTTTTTCTTCCTCAACGAATGCCTCCAACATATCGAAAAACTCAACTACAGACAGATTCCAAAACTCGTCAGGCTTCAGTTTCAATGCTCCGAACCCCCACTTTTTGAGTTCTTTCCAGTCCAGAGCGATTATTCGTTTTTTGACATTGAAAATGCCTCGGCAACCTTTTCCTGTACTTCTTGGAAGTTTGTAAGGTCAACCATGTTTCCAACGTCCTCAACGGTTAGGTCAGCGTCCTCGTGAATGAGTCCTGCCCATAGGATTACACGTACATTTTTAATGGTCATAGCCACGTTTTGTAATTCAGCAAGTGGAACTCCAAGAGCGTCCTCAATTTCAGCAAGTGCGTTCATTGTGTAACGGAGATTCCTTTTCTTATCTAGTTCAATTGATACAAAACCTCTGTGTTTGTTAGCCATTTAAAACACTCCTCAATAGTATTAGTCTTCCAAAAATAAAAAGGGAACCGATTAAGGCTCCCAATTAAACAGTTGCAGCTTTTGTCAAAGCACCATTACCTTGCAAGGTAATAGAAAAGGTCAAAGCGTCGTCTTGTGGAGCCTCAAGAGGGAACTCCGAAATGATTGCTTTGCCTTTATATGTCTTTCCAGACGGAACACGGATTTCAACCTCGATCTCGTCTCCGTTTTCCCAAGCAGTTTCCAAAGCGTCATAAGCAGCGTCAGAGACAACTACATAACCCTCTGCCTCGATAGACCAGGATTTTACTCCTGAAAGGTTCTCTGCCCATCCTGATTCCTTGGAAGTGACCTCAATCACGTTTGTTTCACGGTTTAACGTTGCTCCTGATTGACCACCAACCACCGTTGCTGTTACAGCTTCGGGAGTCAATTTTGCATAAAGTAGAACGTCAACTCCTGCGACTTTTGGCATTCAAAACACTCCTTTACGTAATTTAGTAATCCGTGTCCATAATGGATTCAATATTCACGGAATATATGTGACGGTTGTTTTCGTCCGTACCTGTGTACAAAGGGACGGCTTGTTGTCCTCGTGAAACTATGACTCTTTCATTGCCAATAACATAGTCTGTCTTGTTATTGAAATGATTGAATATATCAAAAGCTAGTTCTTCAGCAATTTCAGGGTCATGGCTCCTTACAAGGAATTGAAATGAAAGTAAGCTAGTATTACGACTAGAACGTCCTGCACTCCCAAGAGTGACTACAACACAAGTGTCGTTTGTCTGCTCATGGAACATATTAGGAACGTATTGTGTCGGAACGTGAGATTCAATGTAAGCCTTTAAGTCCATTACTTTCATTCAATCACCCCTTCCCTAATGCCTCTTGAAACTTCTTTTTGATATAGTCCTCGTAAGTCTCCCGTTCACCTTCTAGTACCCTCGTCATATATTTGTTTCCGACAGGGTACGTCCGATTGGACATTCCAGTTCCTCCACCTTTTGCAAGTGAGCCTTTGCCGAGTTTGTATGTCCACTCGTGCATAGCAATTGCGTAATTGAATCCACCATTCCTGATTGAAAATTCAATTGTTGCTTGTGAATACTTGCTGTTGGAACCAGCGTAAGAGATTGAATAGGATGATTCCAAGTCTCCTTTTCGGTGAGGAGCAGTTTCACTCACGGTTCTTGCAAAGTCTTGAGCAACCGTCTTAACGGCTTTACCTACAGCCGATTTAGTTTGTTTAATGATCTGTTGTGTAAGGTTCTTCTTAACGTCAACAGATACTTTCAGACCTGCCACGTTAAATCACAACCTTTGTAAAAACAATTTTGCTTGATAAGTCTTTTAAAGGACTAACAGAGATAGGTTTTGCAATGTGTTCACCATACACGTCAACCCATTTGATTGAATCACTTGTGGAAACGTCCACAATGCCTTTTAAAAGGATTACAGCCTTGGAAATGGTTTCGACTCCCTGGTCGTTCATTACTCGTTTGGATTGATAGTCCACCCTACCCCTCACAATGAGTTCAGTTAGTTTTGTAGGTCTGCCCCAATCGTCGAGTTTACCGACCTTTACAATAATGATTGATTCTTTCAGAGGAATCACAGTCGATACCTCCCAAGCCTTACTCCACCAGCACCGTGCTTTTTCATTATCATTTTCACTTCTGGCGAAATGGGATATTTGGGAGCGTCTACTGAAATGGATAATCCTGAAATGGAAACCTGTTTGACTCCAAGTGCTGCCTTTTGAATTGTCTCGTCAATCAACATGAGAAAATATGCCTGTTCGTAAACAGCCTGTTCGGGAATAGGTTTCTGGATTGGGTCAAACGTGCCATAAAACCTGTACAGCATATTTTCAGCATTTTTCAATGTGCGTTGTTTCTTATCAATGTCAGCCTCAACCCACAATTCATTGTGAAGAACCTCATTCAGAAAATAAGTGTCAGCATTCACGACTGTTACCAATCCTCAAACCTCCCTTATTTCTTTTTCGTGGGTTTCTTTTCTTTGATCTCCTCGACGTAATAACCCCAGGATTCAAACTCCCTGACAGCATTCTCGTCGTCACAAATACATTCACCGTTTTCAAAACGAAACCCGAGTCGTTCACCTTTGAAATTATCAACAGGAGTCTTGACTTTGTATTTCTTCACGGTCACAGACCTCCTTTATTTTCGTTTTATAAAATAAAGGGAGCCACGTGGACTCCCATGAATTAAGCAAGAATACCTTTTAGACGAGCAACGGCACGTGGATGAAATACAGCAATGCCAGAGTAGAACTCAATACGAGTACGGTAAACTGGTTTTGCGTCGATTTCTCCAAGGTCACGAACGTCAACAGAACCGTTACGGAGACCTGACACATACTGGTCAGCACCAAATTTCACAGCATAAATAGAGGCTGTGTTATTTGCCGTTCCTTGAACTTCGTTAAAACCAAGGATTTCAGCACCTGCACCGTCAGTTTCAACAACACGGATAGGAATGCCACCGTAAGTTGCAACAGGGCGACCAAAGCTGTCCTCACCAGACTCAATGTAGTGAGAGGAGGCTTGCAGCAATGCTTTCACCTCACGTCTCATTGCTTTAGACATAAGAAGAACGTCTGGCTCACCCTCAACAGCGTCGATCAACTCGTCAAGCATTGCAAGAGTCAGTTGACCACCATTTGTTCCAGCAGAAATGATTTGCTTTCCAGAAACACGTTTCTCAAGACCGTCAAAAGCGTTAGCGTCCTTTGCAGAATCACCTTTGAAGAATGTACGAGTCCACTCAAGGGCAAGAGCCTTTGATTTCATTTCAGTTTGGATAGCACGGAGGTCGTTAATGTTTCCACGAGTTTGAGCGAGGAAACGGTCAACGTCAACGTCACCACCAAGGATAGTCAGTCTTTCAGAGGCTTGGTTTACAATACCAGCAGACTCAACATATGCCTCGTTGACTCCACGGAAAGCGATACCAGGTAGAGTCTGTTCTTGGTTGTAAGCGTAAGAGTTACCTGAAATCTCCATGAACGGTAACAGTTCAAAAATGACAGAGTTACGTGCGAATGTTTCAATTACCCCACGACGTAGTACGTCCGTAGAATACTTTTCAGCTTCTAATAGTGTTAGAGCCATTTATAAACACTTCCTTCTTTTCGTAATAGCGTAATTTAAGGTTATTTTTTAGAGCCATATGCTGATTTGAGCATTTCAGCAATGGACATTTTGGTTAGGTCAAGTTTGTCTTGAGGATTTCCTTTATTTGTAGAGCCTCCAAGTGGTTCGTCTGCCTTGTTCGGTGCAGCACCAAAAAGACCTTTCTTCTTTGCATTGGTTATCCAGCTTAATTTCTGTTCAGGAGACATATTCTCTGGAACCAAGTCACGGAGTTCTTCAGGTACAGATTCGAGTTCAGCGTCCACAAGATTTTGAATAAGACCCTCTAATTGTTCAACCCTTGCACTGGTCTGTTCAAATTGTGTTTTGGTTGTATCCAGTTCGGTCGAAGTAGTTTTATAAAGTTCCTCAAACTCACCATTCTTTTTCTTTGCGTCAAGTGCAGCTTGTTCTTTTTCTTTTTCAATGTCGTCAAGTTTTTTCTGTAATTCTTTCAAACTATTGTTGACCTCGTCGAAACGAGTTTTTGGAATCATATGTTCATTACCTTTTTGAGAACCGTCGTTCCCTTGCTGACCAGCATTAGGGTCTTGACCTTGCTGTCCTTGGGAGCCAGCCTGACCTTGACCACCGTCATTCGTTCCACCACCAGCTTGACCTCCGTCAGCGTTCATGAATGGAATTGGGAATAAACCTCTTACAAACATTAAAATTGCTCCTTTCCCTTTCGTTTTTTACGTGCAACGACACGAGGGTTATATTTGGGAACAGGGCAGTTTAGAGACTTAACTTTCCAGTCGGTCTCCCAATTTATCGTTATTGGGAACGAGTTTTCATTCGAGCCTCCCGAGCCTTCTCAAGAGCCTCTTTACGTTTCCGTTTTATTTCCTCTTTACGATCTTTCTTTTCTTGATAGCGTCGTTGATTGTCTTCACGTTTCAACTTGTCGGGGTCGGACAATGCCTCAAAAGCTGTGTTGTTGGCTTTTCCTGCCTTATCAACTACTTTTCTAGGTAAAGCGTCAATGTCCCCGATTGGGTGAACCGTGTGCTGACAATTGGGATGAAAAATAAGACCCGAGTTCCTCACGTCTTCCAAAGTCATGTAACCCTCTGTCCTACCTTCCAAGGAAATAATCAATCCCTCAAAATGACTACAAGCGTCCTTTGCACCATGAGAACTAATAACGGCAAGGTCTGTGTCGTTTTCCAATGCTGCCACTCGTGCAGCCTCAATTTGAACCTGTTGCAGTTTCGTCCTTGCTACCATTTGCGTGTAGGTAGTCAAGTCCCACCGTCGTCCACCAGCGTCCACAATCCCAACCCATACGTCATCCACAAGTGACTTTGAGAACCCTTGAGCAAGTAAAGCCTTTTTCAATTCCTTGGCAGAATGAACGGTTCCTTGATGC